TTACGTCTACTCGGTCCACGATCCCCCATCTTAATTAACCAATGAAAGACCAAAGGTAGTGGAAACATTACATTTAACGGTAACTTGGTACCTACCCCGAATTTAGGTCGTCTAGTATTCGGAACATTCAGAGGTTTTTAGCCAGAGACTGAATCCCCTCCCCCCCCCCAGGCGGAGGGGGGAAGGAACGGAAAGCGCGAGTTTTTGGAAACAAAATTGCCGGCTAGTATTACCCGGCAACCTCTGTTTCCTGTTTCCACTTTTCACTTTATTAAACATGGCTGCTAGACGTAAAAGAAATGTGCGTCGTAAAAGAACACGTAGGCGTGCTCGTGGTAAGCGTATGTCTCGTGTTCGTAGCCATTCTGCTTATGCTGGTTCTATCCTCCCCAATAGAAAGAATTTTGTCTTTAAATATGCCGATTCCATAAATAATGTTGCCATCTCTTCAAATCCCATTGCTACCCACACCTTCCGGGCGAATAGCCTGTTTGACCCAGACTTCAGCGAGACGGGCCATCAACCTCTTGGTTTCGACGAAATCAAGGATATGTATGAAGAATTTCATGTCATCGGATCTAAAATTAAGGTAACCTTCTTTGAAGGGTCCGCCACCACGGGTGTACCATTACTGCTATTTGTGTTGCCACAGGCCTCTAACGGTCTCAATGCCAACCTGCAAACCGCTTCTGATATCATGGAATATGCCCCCGCCAGGTGGAAGATATTACGTAAAGGAGATATCGATGGATATGCCAGAGGCTATCCAAAGGTTATTACACACCAAATGTCGCTTCCTAAATTTCTCGGTAAGAGAATTGGATTCCTTGCTTCCGATACGGACAAGTGTACTGCCACCGCAAACCCCACTGAGCAAGTCGCCTGGGTCGTAGGTATTGCCACAATGAACGACGGAATTGTGGCGCAAAACGTAGACTTTGCTGTTGAACTTGAATACATTGCAATCGGCCATGAACCGAAAGTATTGGTTAGATCTTAATTTATTTAATACCGGTTTATGTGTAGTTTGATAGCGTCCCCATAATAAAATTCTATTACATTACGTCCAGTGCATACCAGCAACTCCGTGATCCTCTCCAGTATCGCTTCCTTCGGAGAACGAATATTGTCCCAGTTCCACCATCGATCTATCCCCACATTCGCAATTATAATCATTTTCGAGCCAACAAACGGGACAAATCCACCCTTCGTCTCCACGCACGTCGGAGTCGAACATCCTGTCAGTACTTTCATTGTCGCGACAGGTATCGTACCATGAAATTCGTCCAGGACGATGATTGACTGACCTCCGTACATCGGCCACCATTTGGTATGGTCCTTCCAGTATGCTTTCGGATACAGCATCTGAATTAGAGTAGTCTTCCCCACTCGAGTAGGTCCAATCAGCACCGTAAGCTGTGTCTCTACGGTCCGCTGCTTCGCATAAAAATTCATTGCTTTCACTATGGATCTCTGGCAACGTAAGTATTGAGTCGTGTAATTCTCGAAGATATATTGCTCCGACTTACCCGATGTGATCGCATCTCTTAAGGCATCCAGATCTGTCCGATGACCTGCATTGGGCACGTTAATATCATCGAATTCATATGGACCAGCGACTCGAGTCTCCTCTTTACGGCAGTAATCTATTGCTTGCATCCTACTACCTTCCCGTGGCTCGACGTGTATTCCGGGTATCGATCTCGTCAACATATTCATTCTCGTGGCATTGGAAAATTCGACATAACCTTGGAGATGTAAATTTCCCGTATTAGGGCATCGTTCCTCCTGACAAATACCATATTTGAGAGTAGTTCCAAAAAGTCTCCAGAAATCTTCTGTGAAGGTGCAATTATATAGAGTAAAGCACCAATTACGTCTACTCGGTCCACGATCCCCCATCTTAATTAACCAATGAAAGACCAAAGGTAGTGGAAACATTACATTTAACGGTAACTTGGTACCTACCCCGAATTTAGGTCGTCTAGTATTCGGAACATTCAGAGGTTTTTAGCCA